TTATCTTTTTCGTCAATTGTTTTAATAGAAAGTTTAGCTTTTTTACCGATTAAATCAACTGGATAATCTGCTAATTTTCCCATAACTGCCATACACACTTGACGGAGCTTATATTTAGCACGATCAACAACTTCGGTATTATCATGAGTTTGCATATAAATGTCATAGATAATACGGTTTTTATAAGCATCTGGACTTAAGATGGTAAAAGCTATACTAAGATAATTATCGCCTTTTTTTGATTGTTTAAGCTCAGAACCTGAAATTATAGCATCGTAAATATTATTAGGTAGTAAAACCTGTGATAACTGAGTTTTTTTAGCTTCTTCACTTTTCATAATATCTTCAATGTTAGTCCAGTCTAATTTTTCATTTGTATTCATAATTTATTTTCCTTTTAAGTTATTAATTAACCAGCTCCTAAATACGCTGTTACATCTCTTTCTTTAGATTCATTAGATTTTTTAAAATCAACAATATTAGAATTGCTTGTATCGATATAATCTACAATCATCTCATGTAATAAATCATAAGCTTTATCGATGTGATTTACAACTTTTGGCGGTAATCTAAATCTATTTTTAGCTCTTACTCTGCCATTATCTTCTGTTATTATTACTCTGTCATCAGTTGCCATACGAACCTTACCTTTTTTTGTTTCAGCAGCAGAAGATATTGCATACATGTCTTTACATAAGAAAAACACACAATCAGCCCATTCAACTAAATGAGAGGTAACGTCTTTATCAAGTTTAAGATCAAATTTCGTATAAGATCCATTAATAGGGTCTTGGATAATTTTTCCTTCAAAGTTACTATGAGCCAGTAATATTATGTTTAAATTACGTTTATTACGTAATGCATCTAAAGCAGATGTTATTTTTGACCATTTATCGAGAAATAAAATAGTACCTTTTCTATAAACTTTCTGATTAATCTCAGCAAGTGTTTCAACCCTATTATTGCGAGGATCATTATTATGTTCTTCTACAATTTTAGCGCATACTAGTTTCTCAAGGGCATCCATAGTATCAATAACTACAGTTTGATAATCATGCTCTTCTTTATATAACCATTGAATACTGTCTGTAAGATCCTGATAGGATTTAATTTGATGAGCTCGTACCGGAAGAGCCTCGGCACCATTTTCAGCACATAAGAATATAGGGTTAGGTGCTTGAGATGCTAATGTACTTTTTCCAGCTCCTTCACCACCATAAACTACCCACCTATGAGGTTTTAATGTAATTCTTGCTTCTAATTTTGATAAATCTAACATATTTTTGTTCCTTTTTTAAATTAACCACATTTTAAATATAGAACATAAATTAAGAGTTGTCAATGCGTTATATAGTATTTAAATGTTATTAAAGTGTAATTGACATGTAATTGCGTTGTGTGTAATGTTTATTTTGTAAGCATTTGCTTATAACTTAAAACAAGGAGTTTAAAAATGATTAAAAAAGCTATACGAGCATATAAAGATGGATACATTAATTTTTCTGAAGCATTACAGATAATCCTTCTTTATGTGGGCTTAAACACTAAACGTAAACAAATTTCAGCAAAAACAATATTTTAAGGTATAATATTATGAGCAAAAAATTTATAAATACTAAATTAGGAATTTACGATATTCATATGAATTATAATTTAGAAGATAATACTTTATTAAAAAATTTTTTAAATATCACATCTGTAGATGATGAAAGAAATTCTACTATAATGCAGATATCAAATTCTTTTAATAATCATGATTTCCCTGATCAAGAAGCTATACGCATTAATATACAAACATTTAAAAACAATAAACATATTATAGGATTAAACGTGTATTTAGATGTAGCTTCTGTCCAATTTTTAATAGATAATTTACAAAATATGGTTGACAAGATGAAAGTTAAAAATTCTAATGAAGAAAATGCTTTCAAAAAGGAAATTATTAATGACTCTGCCTGATCTTAAAACTTTAATTACTATAGACGAACTTGCAAGAAGATATCCTACTATATTAGGTGGAGGAAGAATAAAGTGGTGGTTACGTCGCCGTAATGAAAACGGTCTTAAAGAAAGTGGAGCTATTATTAAAATCGAAAGACAGTTATTAATAGATGAGACTAAGTTCATTGACTGGCTACATAAGCATAAAATGAAAATGTAGCTCAGTTGACGAACGTGACAATATATAAAAATTTGCATTATAAAGAGATTCTGTTGTAATATTACTTATAAATAAATAACTTTTTATTAAGCAACTTATGACTAAAGAACAAATAAAAATAGACGTACAAAAGCAAACTAGATTAGATGAATTGTATAGTTTTTGGAAAGATCCTAGAGAAAGGTTTAACAATTCTCAAAGAAATAATAAGAATAACTGTTTAAATTATTTGTTAATTATATTGGTGATTATAACTATTGTTTTTTTAATTAAATCTTTAATTGTTTAAATTAAAAAAGGCTCCGTTAAAGAGCCTTTTTTAATCACTACAACTACAATATAAAGAACTTGTAATTTAATTTAAGTACCACTATATTAAAAACCGTATCAAAAGAATTTTAATGAGTGGTTTTTTATGAAATTCCCGCTAGAAAATTTCAAAAACTCTAATCAAAGGCTTTACGCTTTTGAAAGGTTTTCGAAATGAATATTATCTCATCAAATATTCCCTGTCAACAAGAAAACCATAAATTTCTTAATTTTAATAGTAATTCTGTTAACGTTTGCCGCAAAGATATTAATGATAATTTAAATGCTCTTAATATTATCTCTTCTAATAAAGCTAAAACCATTAAAATTTTAGACGTTAAAGGTATATTTCATGCCGTTACTTTCTTAGGCACTTTCTCAGGTACTTTTTCGCCCCCTAAAATCTCTGCTAATATGCAGAAACTTACTGAGCGCAACAATAAAATTCTTAAGTCTGACGGAGTAAAGTTTACAGGTGCTAGCGCGGAAATGATAGGAATGCTAATAGATATGGCAGAAAAAATGTGCAAAACAAAATTTTCACATAAGAATTCAATTGATCCTGATTTAAAATATTATTGTACTGATGAAGATTTAGTAAGGTTATCCAAAGGAATGATTAAAAGCAAAAGGACTCTTATAAGAGAAAGAAAGAAGCTTATTAAATGTGGTCTTATAACAGTAACTAAGGAACAACCAAGAACAAAGTATGGTTATCCTAATAACAAATATACTTATTCTATAAACTTTACTCTTTTGAAAGAGTATGGACTTACCAAGAATCATTTTTATAATTACGCCAGGGTCAAAAGCAGCAGAATAAGAAAAGCATATAATGCATCAGGAATAGAACAAAAAAAGAATAATACCCTTAAAATAAACGGTCTTAACAGGCTTATAGAGTTCTATGATGATTCTCTTAAACAGAATTTAATCAAACGAAAAAAACATGTCACCACTAAATATAGTCTTAACATAGTATATAATAATAATAGGTTTAAAAATTTTTTAAATGATGAAAATAAAAGAAGAAAACGGATAAGTTTTGATAAAGTATATTACAACAACAAAGAATATAAGACTTTTTCAGTTAAAGAAGATAGAAGGATTGAGCAATTTTTACTGCAATTTGTTACTGCTGAGCAAGAAGAAGGGGAAGAAAGAAATAGGAGAATTGGTAAACACCGAGATCTTATAGAAGAACGCAAGACTTTGAAATTATCTACAAATCTAACAACTCAATTACTAAAAGACTCGTCAATACTCTTATATTCCAATGCAAGCAAGAAATTAGGAATAACTAAACCTCCAGAGAGTTCTTTACTTACAAGTATACCGCACCATAAATTACCTTATCGTCAACGTATTTATACTCCAGGTTTTAAATTTAGACCATACGCAGGAATTTGATAGCAAGTAAGATAAAAAATGCATATTAAATTTAATATAGATTGTATAATAACAAAACGAAATACTTTTGATTATATTAAGGAAGATGAAAGGAAACAATCTATTAAACGTCACCAATATTTAGACAGAGAATATAGTGATTTAGAATTAGATATAATGGAAAGGCCTGATCTTTATGCCAGATTCCCTGAGCTACAAGAAGATTATGACGAAGATTATTATGATTAAGTTGAAACTTTAATTGGAATATATATTTGGACGACAATAAACATTTACAATCTCTAGAAGCAGAATTAGCAAGATTAATGGAAGCTAATAATTGGAAAGATTTACCTGCTACTATTAAATATGCTTTAAAAAAAAGAATTGAAAATGTAAAAGAATCAATAAAAAATTTAAAAAAAACATAATATAATTAATTTAATACAATAGTTAATTGAAGATATTTTTTAATAAGCTCTTCAACTGTAACTAAATTATTTAAAACAGGAATAGTCATTATTTTAATGACCTTGTTTTAAAAGTTTAAGTTGTATAATTAACATACTTAATTTGTTTATTAAATATCGCGTCATTTTTGAACCTATATCATTATTATCGATTAATTGAGTTAGATAATTTAAAGTCAAATTACCGCAATACTCATCTAAAGGAGAGTCTTCATAAGACAATGGCTCCTTTTCTTCGTCAGATAATTTATTATATTGTTCTTGGCTTAAAGCAACTTTTTTATAATACGATTGCAATATTTTTTGTTCTTCTTCTGATAATCGAATATATTGGTCGGGGGTCAAATTTAAAATAAGCATAATTTTACCTTTTTATTTTTATTTGATTACGTTTAAGATTTATTCCTATATAAACTTTAATTATTTCTAATGCTTCTAATAAACTAATATGTCTATTTTTATAAGCATTTATAGTAATATCGATCATTCTTAATGTTCTTGATTTAATCATTTTATTACTCCTTATGTTTTGCAATATATAACAATAACAAATGTTTTTATTTGCATAAATTAACTAAAAACTGAAATGCTACCTCAGGATCATGTGTGGTAATATTAGGACATCCAATATTATCAAGTTTCTGTTTATAAATTGCTTGTGTAGTTGAAAGCTTCTCTGTCTTATCACGTTTTAGCTCAATTTCAGCTACACAAGCAAATTTCTTACCTGCATGCTCTACTTGATATTTAAAGGTATAATCAAATAAACCAGCCATCATACCTTGCTGAGCTAAACTACGCATATAAAGCATATCTAAAGTACGTTGTGTTATTTGTTTTCCTTTATAATTAATTAAGCGATTATTTTTATGTGAAGTAATCTTATGTTCATTAGTATTTTTAACTAAAATGCTTTCTTTGGGAATTTTACCTTTGGCAACACCATAATTAAATAATTGTACAAATATTTTACCTATAACTGATTCTTTTGTTTTTATTCCTTGACGTTTAATGGTTAATTTTTTACAATTCGCAATGATCATAATTAATAATTGTTTTACATGAATAAATATATTAAAGATATTATCACTGATTTTTTATCGGAAGAAGATAATTATTTTATTTTTGATGAAATTATTGATAATGATTGTGAAAAAAAAACTTTACTTATGGAATATTCTAAAAAGTTAATAGAATATTGTAGGGGGATGGAGAAGGAAGAAGATTATTAATGGAACAATCAAATAAAATATTATGGATTGAAACAACAATTAAACTTAAAGAATTAAAAGATTACGCTATTAATCCACGTAGAATAAGCAAAGCAGATTTCAATCGACTAGTTAACGACATTAAACAAGATGGTTATCATCGTCGTATTTTAGTTACTTATGATAACGTTATCATTGGTGGTCATTCACGTAAAAAAGCTCTTCTTGCAGCAGGTTTTAAAGAAAGTGATGATATTAATGTTTTAAAGCCTAACAGACTCTTGTCGGAAGAAGAACTTAAGCGTCTTAACATTAGAGATAATTTAGCCTTTGGTGATTGGGATATGGATATTCTTGCTAATAATTTTGAGGAAGATGAATTAAAATCATGGGGAATGCCTGATGTTATGTTTGACGATCATAAAGTAGAAGTAGAAATAGCATCATCTGAAAATATTGCTTCTCTTCCTAAGAAAATGATTTGTCCAGAGTGTGGTTATGAGTATGACAACTCTAAAGCGTAGAATATCTACTAAACACGATAGATCCAACGTGACGAGAGAGAAATTTCTTGAAGTTTACATGAGTAATATGTGTCATGTACAAAAATCATGTAATGTGTTTGGAATTAACAAAAGTACCTATTACGAATGGTATAAAAAATACCCTGAATTCAGAGATAAATGTGATAACGTTGTACATGAGTTAAGAGGCATGGTTGATGATTCCATGATAAAAAGCGTAATTTTAGGTAACATTGAAATGATCAAAGAAGCACGTAAATCCTTACGTGGAACAGCTAAATTTCCATTAGGTAAAAGAATTAATTACCAATTTAGAGATCTTAAAACTTTAGACGAAATAAAAGAAGCCAGACTAAAAATGATTAAAGATTTTGGTGACGGTATAATAGATCAAGAAGCTGCTGAAATAATTAATAAATTACTTGATAGTTTGGTAAATAATATTGTTGCAAACGAAGGTTCTAAAGATCTAAATGAAATTAAAACTCTGATTGCGGAAATTAAATCTAAAGAAAATGGTTAATTATTTTTCTTATGCTAATAAAGCGTCTACTTATCTTCGTGATTTAAAACAATTTACTAATATTTCTGCTGTATCTGATTATGCTCTTGAAAAACAAGAACAATATCAAGATAACTTTCACTTATTTATTAAAGATGCTTGGAGTGCTTTGGAAGGTTCTAATGTCCCATTTTCGGATAACTGGCATATACAAGCTATAGCAGAACATTTAGAAGCGTGTAACAGAGGTGATATTAAGTTTTTGATAGTTAACATGCCTCCTCGTTGTATGAAGTCTTCCATTATTTCAATAATGTATCCTGCTTGGGTATGGGGAATAGGTGATCCGTGGAAAAAATTCTTATGTGGTACTTATGCAGCTAAGCTTTCTAATGAGCATTCACTTAAATGTAGAGATCTAATTAATAGCACATGGTATCAAGAAATCTTTGGTAATATGTTTAAACTTAGAGATGATAATAATGCTGTTCAGAAATTTTCTAATAATAAAAAAGGTTATCGTATTGCCTGTTCGGTTGGAGGTGGTGTCGGTATGGGAGGAGATCAGATAATACTTGATGATCCTAACTCTATTGAAGATATGGATTCTGAAGCTAGAAGAACAGCAGTTCATAATTGGTATGATCGTACTATGAGTGATCGTCTTAATGATAAAAAAACTGGTTGTAAGATTATATTACAACATAGACTTCATATGGAAGATCTAACTGGCCATGTTTTAGAAAATCAAAAGAATGTTGTGCATCTAAGATTACCTATGGAATTTGAAAAATCTCATCGTTGTTCGACTATTATATTACCTTCAACTAATGGTAAAAAATGGTCTGATCCGAGGTTACATGAAGGTGATCTATTATGGCCTGATAAACATCCTAAACGTTATATCGAACAGGAAAAGAAAATTAAAGGTGCATTTGCTTATGCTTCATTAAATCAACAAAGACCATCACCAATGCAAGGTGGTATCTTTACTAAGAGTGATTTTATGATTTGGGAGGAAGAGCATGCTCCTGATTTTGAACGTATTATTCAGTCATGGGATACTGCCTTAGTTGGCAAAAAAGCTAATGAAACCTCTGATCCTTGTATGTCAGTATGTACTACGTGGGGAGTGTTTAAAAACTTCTATGGCCTTACCTGTATTATGTTATTAGAGCTTTATTCGGGACATATAGAATTTCATGTAATGAGAGAAATGGCTCAAAGAATGGCTAATAATTATAAAGATACTGATTATGATAATCCTATAGGCGGTAAAAGGCCTGTGGATTATGTATTAATAGAAACTAAGACTCTTGGTGATCCGTTAATGAATGAATTATATATGGCAGGCATTCCTACCAGAGGGTTTAATCCTCAAGGTCATGGTGGTAAAGTTGCAAGAGCTAGGTCATGCTTACCTGAAATAGCTAGTGGAAGAGTTTTTGTGCGGGAGTCTTTTAAAAGTAAAAAATTATTTAAACATGCTAAAGAATTTTTAGAAGCTGCCATAAATTTCCCATCTCATTCAAGTAATGATATTATTGATACCATGAGTCAAGTTCTTATAACTCTCAAACGTGAAAAAATATTAATTCATGAAGATATTTATGAAGAGCCAGAGAATGAAACCGATTTTAACATTTTCAACTATCAATAGGCATAAGTATGAAGCTACAAGATGTATTTAACAAGATTCAACAAGAAAAACTAGTCAATAAAATAGAGCAACAAAATAAGTTTTTAGAACAGGAATTAAATCAAGAAGAAGTGGATATCACTGATGATTTGTTTAATGCTAATCTTGAAATGAATGAATCTCAAGAACAAGAAGATATGCTTGATGATGAAATGCAACAAGGTAAAAAAGAAATTGAGAAAGATAATGAAAAAATCAAAACTGGTTTAATTTATGAACTTCGGAATATA